CTTGGGACTGAGCCAAGAACTTCTATCAAATGCCAACAGGTCTGCAATGAGCGGAGAGGCGTTAAAGCGTGGAGCAATTTTGGGAACTCTATCTGCTGGGTTTGGGTATGCCGTTAAGAATTACAATGAAGCAAACGGGGTTGACTCTGAAAAGATGGAAGCCCTGAAGAACACTGTCATACCAGACTACGACAGAGACAAAGACTTGATTATAAATATGAACCCAGACGGTAAGTCGGGAACATATATCAACGCCTCTTATATAAACCCGTTCTCTGAATTTAACTCCATTGCTAATGCGGCGTTGAGTGGCAAGGGAACGGTTGATAGCATAAAGGATGTCGCTGCTATTTTTGCTGACAGGTTTATAGGGGAAGGTTCTTTTGTGTTTCAAGGTCTTGGCAGTGTAACCAGAAACCAAGATGAGTATGGCAATCCAATAACCTTGAAAGAAGATATGATTGGCCGTGCCTATGACCGAGGAACGTATTTCCTCAAGGAGTTGTTTACGCCAAGCGCTGTTGGTGAACTTGATAAGTGGGTAGAGACGCTCAATGGAACCGGAGACTACACAGAGAATCAGCTTGTTCTCAGACTAATGGGTGTCAGACAAACCTCCTTCAATGTAGACGACGACACAAAGTGGAAGATTAGACCATCCAATGAGAACATGAGGCTTATCAAGGGACGCTACAATAGTCTGGATGAGAACACTCCAGAGGACGTGCGCCAGAGAGCTTATGCTCAGGCCAATGAGAACAGGGACGCATCAATGGATAAATTGATGAAGGTTTATGACTCCCTGAAAACTCTTGGTCTTAGTGATGATGAAGCTATCAAGACATTTAAAGATAGCAACGTATCCAACTCGGACATAATTCAAATATCTCAGAACAAAACTAAGCCAATTGACTACATCAAAGTAGACACAATGTCCGATGCTTACGAGGCCGTTGAAGGAAGCACGTTTGCCGAGACAAGGAGAAACATCTTGGCCAATACCAAGGGCAACATTAAGCTGCGTAAAGCCCTATTGTCCAAGCTTAGGCAGGAACAGACCTATGCCAGAAGAAACATCAGCGAGTTTGACAGAAGCCTACTGAGTCTGGGGGCTTCTGAAAGAGCTGAGATGCTGATGAATGTTCTTGGGGTGGGTCCGTTGAACTCTGTATTAATTAACGAGTATCGCAGGAAGGGCATCATTACCGACGATGTGATGAAGGCCATGCGACTCAGGGGTTCACTCGCCTCTTATTAAAAAAATAGAGCGGGCCGCTGCAACGATCCGCTCCAAAAGAGACCTAAGCCTCTCACGTAATATTGGAAATCCACCCTCTTACGTTTAAATAAACGTGTCAACAAAAAAAGGGCCGGGTATCACCCCGGCCCCGACGGAATTAATGAGGGAAAAAGAATAAAAACCCCTCCAGGGATTACTCCTCTGGATTACCGTCTGAAACTTCTTCTTCCCTTGGTGGATTGAGTTGCTTGTCAAGCTCCTCGCGTTGCTCGTCCCCCATTTCTTCAATGGCTTTGTGAGCCTGTTGTTTAAGTACATTGGCGCACCCAACAACAGTCAATGAAGATGTTAGCAGTTCCTTCACTTGGTCAATGGTGGCCGTGTTAATTAGGTAGTTGGCGTAGTCTTGCTTTAGTTTATCTAGGTCCATTATATAACTTTCTTGTTTTTGTTTTTGTCTCGGTGAATGGCGGCTAGCATTAAAGCTGCATAACCGATAATATCTAGGAGTGTGTCTTCAACTCCCTCTCCCTGAACAAGAAGAGATCCTCCCTTGAAATATGTTTTCAGCCTGCCAAACTTGTCACCCAATCTGACTGCTAGTCCTCTCTTGGCATCAACACCAAAATCCTTGGCTGCATCGAAATTGGCAAGGGCATTGTCTGAATCTGAAGTGTAGTCGTGGTTCTTCTCAAGCAAAATCTTTAGCATACGCTGGAAGAGTTCTACCAAGAAATGTTTCAATTCATCTTTGTTCATAGCGTTATGAATTTAACTAAGTTCAGGGGACACAGATAGAAATCTTGTGTCATATCCTCATACCTTTTGTCGGTTCTTTTTTCAGTGTACCAGCTCTTGCTGGTGTCGCTCATAACCAGAGCGGCATGGGTCTTTTTGTTGTTCAGTATGTAGTAACAATGGGGCTTCGGGTTGGCCCCGTCAAACGAATGTTTGGCGCACACTATAAATTTCTCCCCAAATGGCCAGTTGCTTCTGCCTGTGAAATAAACTCCTAGCTTCTTCACTTCCACTCTTAGCTGAATGTACAAGTCCCCTCTGTCCGAGAAGTCATCCCAGTTCTCCCGGCACTGGATGTAGTTGGTCGGGTTTACGGTTACGGTGTGGCCCTTGCCAGCCAGTCTGTCGGCTATCATCCAAACAGCATTGTGGCTTTCCTCTAGGTGGTTCTTAAATCTTTGCCGGTCATTCATAAGTTTCTCTTCCCTTTAAATGTTCCCGATATTCTACCTGACAGTTTTAGTTTACTGATGGAGAAGGGATCTATCGTGTATTCACGAGCAACATCCTTAAGCAACCTTCCCGACTGGAGTTTGCGGTCTATGTCTTTGATGTCTTGTTCTGTCAGTGCATGGAGTCCCTCCTCCACCGCTGGGTGAGGGAGTCCTATATTTTCAAGAGCTTCAAACAAAGCTTTGTCTGGAAGGGATAATGCTTCTTGCCGGTGATCGTCCATCATCTTCCACAGCTTTGTTTGCGGGGATGGCGTGTTCTTGTTGGAATAGGTAAACCAGATGACAGATGCTGCCCAGTTTCTAAGCTGAACATTCTTTATTTTTTTCTCTAGCAAGTTGGCCCAGACGATTGAGGGTTTTTCCTCCACCTTAGCCCTGAACTTATTCTTTAAATCGTTACTATACTTCCTTCTTGCGTACAGTATTTGTTCTCTTTCTTCTAGCATTCTCTTCTTTTGTTTTAGCTTTGTGAGCTTCCTTGCTAACTGCCTGCAAGTTTTCCTTACCGCAGAACAATCTAGGAAGAAGCTCGTTCCAGTTGTATCCAAGCCACTTGGTCTTGCGTCCCCACTTCTGGGGGATCACTGGATCAATGTGATCCACCTGCATATCGCTGGCTGGGAAAAGCTTTTGGGTTATGGCGCACCGGTACATCTTCCGCATCCTGCCAGTCTTAGGGTTCTTCTGGCTCTCAACAAATGCTTCGTTAAGTGCTTGATATTTGGGAGCCCATCTCCTAGTCCCCGATCTAACGCAGGACATGATGAACGATCTTAGTCTAGCCTCGGTCCAAACCTTCACCGCATTTTGTTCACCAAGTCATAGAACATGAAGCAAGCAATGGCATCCTCCAAAGCATTTGCCTGGGCTTGTTCCGTCCACTTCTTTATGTGGGTGTCGCCATTGTTGGTATTGATTATGACAGTGTGGATTGCTGGGTCATAGTCTAAGTAGCTGGCAATCTTTACCATCCTAGCCTCGGAAGCTAGCTGCATGGCATCCTTATAATATGCCTTGCGGGTAATGTCCTGATGCTCTGCAACCTCCCTAGTTTTGTAATCAAACAGGGCAAGCTTGCCATTGTGTATGGCCAACAAGTCTATGGTTCCCGCTGTGTTAAATTCTCGGTCGCTGTTGGAAATAACCCCCTCAACTTCCACAACCTCCAACTCTTGGTCATCTGCCCATTCAATGAATGGCATGACAAAGGGTTCCCAAGATGGGGGACATTGGCCTCCGCAAATGGTAGTTTCCAGATGTTTGTGACACTCGGTTCCCCAAGACGATGACATCGTTTCTTCTCCGGTCTTGGGATGCACCCTCGTTCCCCACATCATGTCCATTATCTTGGTTTCGTCGTAGTGTGGATGTTCTTTGGCAAGTTCTATCGCCTTCTTGGTTCTCCAAGTTTCGAAGAACGAATCTGGATACACCTTCAGCTTCTCAGTCACACTAGCAACTATATCCTTGCCGGTGTTCTTGGCCTCTCTCCTAGCTTGGAAAGGGGTGGATAGGTCTTCTCGGAGAAAGCCTGAGTCTTTTTCTATTTCATAAAAGTGTGCCATAGTATAAGCGGGGGCCGAAGCCCCCGCAGGTTAACCAACACCATTAATACTAGAATGCTTCAGCGTCCTCATGGGCCAACTCTCGGCCCTCTTGGATAGCATCCCTAACTTCTAGCAAATCTTTTGCTATGCAATGAACAATATATTTGAACTGCTCATTATACCCACTGCTTTTAAAAGTGGGATCTTGCGCTGCTACCTGGCTTGCTTGATTTATGCAAGCTTGAATAGCTATTTCTCTCCCCTTGTCTGAGCCTCCTCCTCCATTGTTGGAATAGTTGGCTTTCTTGTAGAAGGTTTGGGTTCCATCCTTGGACTGATGTCCTGTGAACCCGTCACTATCCTGTGGGATCTCTCTTGGTATGGAGATTTTCCACTTGGTGTGACCCTTCGGTGTCTTGTATGTTGAGTCGGTCGCCTCTACTGTGGCTCCCACCTCTGCCCAACGTGGGGCTTTGCTTTTGCCGTTGGCAACTCCTTTTGTGCCATCGTCAAATTCTAACCAGAACCCCCAGAGGTCCCCGTTAGGTGTATTCCTTGGCTCGTCTCCTAATAGACGCACCGTTTTTATCGTTTTCAGTTGTGACATATTATTTAGTCTATGTTGTACCAATACTCATCCTCTGGCGAGAGGGTAGATATTGGGCTTGTTTGGAATAGCCGGGTTTTGGTATCGAACCAAAGGTCGCGGCTAAAATTGACCCCGCTGTTGCGTTGCTTAAAGACGGTAAACACCGCATCGCCCTGCTTCTTGTATTTGTCCTGCTCTTCGGGGCTACCGTTAGACATTGCCAGTTCCTTGGCAGTGTTGCGGTGCATACTGCAAATGGTGTGGCTAGCCTGAGACAGTTCTTGGCTGCCAAGGATAGATCCGGGGCTGGTAGGGGCGTATTTTGTACCGCCGTTTTCTTTACTTTTTGCATCGGCATGAGCTATCAGGACGATTGAAAGCTGGTGCTTCACGGCTGTCCTTGCTAGATCCTTAGATATTAAACCCTGCTGTTCAAAGTCAAGCTTTGGAGCAAGATAGCTGAAACTATCTATCAATATTGTGTTAATCCCATACTTCTGTTTGGCCAATATTATCTCTGCCTTTAGTCCCTCCCAGTTGTTTCCGCAGTCTCGGAAGTTGGTATCGTCTATGAAGTAGATGTTCTCTCCTAGTTCCTCGGCAACTTGGGCGCATTGCTCGTGCTTTGGCTCTTCACCAAGAAGTTGTGTTCCTAGTTGGAGCATCATGTTTTCAATGGGTACCTCAAAGGATACGGCCATGCACTTGGTTCCTGTGCTGGCTAGGTGAAGCAACAACTGGTAAGCTATCTGGCTTTTCCCTGAGCCGGGAATGCCAATGATGGTGAACAGCTCGCTCTCCCTGAGACTGAGGGGCATATCTTGGAAGCACCAGTTCTTCCACTCTCTCTCCCTCTCTTGTTGGGTAACACAGTCCTGCATCTGCAAGACAAAATCGTTGGGCCTAACCAAAGCCTCTGGCTCGTTGCCTTTGGCGCTATCCATCAGGGCCTTCAGATCGTCCTCTGTGGGGTGATCCTTGACCAGCCAGTCGTTCACGTCGTTGTGTGGCTCTGGTATTTCTATCCGGTAGCAACGATCCGCTGACAGCCTTTGAGATAGCTTTATAAACATCTGTTGGCCTGCGTCATCCATGTCGCTGGCAACATAAATGCGTTCCATCCTGGTCAGCATCTCAAAGCAGTTCTCAATCCACCCGTGGTTGCTGGCTGATGGTACAGCTATGACGGGGATGCGACTCTCCTTCTGCATTTGGTAGAGGGACATACAATCGATCTCCCCCTCGCAAATGATTAGCTCTCGGTCATCCTCCCCCACTAGGTGCAAACCAAAAGGTGTGGCAAACACTGGCTGGGTGCTGTAGATTTGCTTCTTGTTGCCTATCCTAGTAACACAGGTGTATTTCAGCATCCGACAACGGCCCTCGGTGTCATAGAGCGGGGCTCCCCACCAGTGTCCACCCTTCTGCTCGTGGTGGAAGATGTTGAACTTGCCCAGGGTGCGCTCGTTTATCCCTCGCTTCTCCACCATGTACCGGTGAACCTCGCTCCCTCTCAAGGCAGTGTCGGGGACAGTTTGAACCTCCACCCTGTCCTCGTTCTTGACCGTTCTAATTTGCTCAAACCCACAAAACTTGAGAGCCCACCGCATCGTTTCCGAGAACGATCCACCCAACTTGCGGTGGCACAGCTCTAAGATATTGCAGGATTCACCAGTTTGGTGATCCTTTGCGACGTATACACTACTGTTCTTGGCCTTGAATACATTGCAAGATCTGCCCTCGGCATCGCCACGCATATCTGCCATGACATATCTGCCACCCGCTTCCCGTTTTGCACCGGGAAACATTTCGGCCATGAGCCGATCAATTTTGGAACTGAGTTCCCTTTTAATTTCTTCAGGTGTCTTCATATTTTGATATGCAAGGGCTCGTTTTGTTCTCTTGGTTCAGGTTTTAGCATCCTATCAATGATAACTCCGGTGCAACAATGCTGCTCTGCTGCTAGCCGGTGCAATAGTTCGTGAGTTTGGGGAGTAAT